GGTATTTGCACTGCTAATCGGTCGATACTCGACAACGAGGCTCTTGGGACGGTGGAACTCGTAACATCGGGCAACTTGGGAGAGCCACTGGAGAACACCCAACCCCGGATTAAGCTCCCAGAAAAACTGGAGGGCTCCACCGGCGTCGAGGACAAGTGGAATTGTGCCGATGTACTCGGTTCTGGTTTCGCATCTGACTGCGCTTGTGTAGGGCGTGCGGGACACGCAGTCAAGCTGGACATTGGTGTTAGCGTATTGGGACATGCCGCCAACGGGGCGGACGGCACGCATGGTCGGGCCACCATTCCGAACATGTTTCTTGGACTTTGAGGGCTTATTGGTCTTGCCTCCGGCGCTTTTGCCTTTTGCTTTACTAGCATTCATATTATTGGTTACACGGGATCCAGGGACCACCCGGACTGTACATCTGTTGGAACCATAATTAGGATGAGCCGTGCAGTCTCTCGGCATTTTGGTTAGCACGGAATTATTAAGGAACTTCCACCGTTTTGGTCAATTACCCAACAGACCCCGCTCGTCAATTTTCCATGTTACTGCAGTGACGCGCTGCAGGGTGTTACGGGATACGTGCTCCACGTCCAGAACACAACCGGACTTCAACACATCAAAGCGAAATGTGCCATTACACCACTTAGATGCTCATCACTTGTGTCTACGTCCTATTGAGGGAAGACAGGTCACACGCCTGTGGTAGTGCTGGGAGCACTCACCAGACCATTAGTGCTGCGAAGTTGTGACCCACGCGTGGGTCGAAATGTGGGTCGAATTCATCGAAAAGAGCCTCGAGTGCCACCTGTTTATTTGGACTGATACCAAACGCACGATAAAAGGACAGACGGGTTTCAGGAGCTGGCTCACACCAACTCTTCTTGTCCATCCCCTTCGCGAGTTGTTCCATCCCAGAGATTTGACGCTGGTAACGCGGTTTAAAAACCGCGCCGCGCCCCAGAGCATTATAATACTTGCCTAACACCGGTAAATCCCCGGCGAGAGAGTTTCCACACTCCGCAATGCTCCCCCTGAAATAGTTCCAGTCAGCCACATTCTGAACTGGCTGTACTGAAGTACAATCCTTCACGACACTCGACTTGAGCTCACGAACCATCCGATAACCACCCTCCACGTAGATAGGGCGTGCTTGGCAAAATGAGA